GGTGAGATACGGCAGAGATCCAGTGAACTGCATCTTAATGCTGAGCCAGCACAGATACAACACTATGTAGGTGCTGCTGCCGTCCACTACCAGCACACCCAGCGCGATCAGCTTTGAGCCTGTCCACCGCTTGCGGGTTGGCTTTTTCGGCGTTGCTCGTTTCCTGGTCATGCCAACCCCGCCTTTGCCAGCGCATATCCGATTATTCCTGCTAGGATTAAGTAGATGGTTTTTTCTACAAGCGCCTCCCACCGTTTTGCGGGCTTTGCCTCAATGGTGTCCACCTTGGCGGTAAGTCCATTGATGCTCTTTTCCATGCTGTCCTGCTTCGTCGCCAGCACCTCCACCGCCGTAGCGAGGCGGTTCAGAACATCGTATTTCCCCTCCAGATCGTCCAGACGGTGGGTGTTGGTCTTTGACCTCTGATCGATCTCTGCCACTTTCACTTCAAGATCCGTATGCTCCATTCCTCAACCTCACTTCCAGTAATATCGCGGCCTTACGCCGCCCCGGCCCGCGTACCGCATCCAGTCCAGCCCGACGATTATCGGCCCGCTGACAAAGCACCACAGTGCCGCAAACTGCGGGCAAATCTGCCCCAGCACGTTCCCTGGAAGATCAGAGTAGTCCCACACGCCCCACCCCAGCCAGAGATTGACCACACACCCGGCCGCGAACTCCGCCCCGGTGATGGCTGCGCCGCACAGGATCGCTTGTGCCCAAATTGGGCACCGCCAGGGCAGCTCCGCGCCCATGCGCTCCAGGATGATGCCTACAAGCAGCGCCAGCACCAGCATCGTCCAGCTGATGACCTCCGGGTGGCCTTGCGCGGTCTTCCACGCCACCTCCAGCAAAAAGTACACCGTCCCGACAAAGCAGCCCAGCAGCCCGCTCAGAATTACGTCACCGGCCTTACGCATTGCTGCCTCCCAGCACCGTGGCTATGTGCGCTGCCAGATCGTCCGGCAGCTCCACGCCGTAAGTGATGGCCTCCACGTCCGCAATGGCGGTGCAGCGCTTGACCCACGCGCGGACGTGGTTGCAATAGGTCTGGTGATACAGGACGTGCATGGTCGCAGCTGTGGCCATGATGGCGATGTCCGCCGCCTGGTAGATTTCGCACAGCGCCCCGTCCAGATGATAGGCATAGCCGGTCTTCCCTGCGGCAATGGCCTCCTGTGCCGTAGATAGGTTGATCTGGTCGGGCAGGGTCAGCGAGATATGCCCCGCCGTGCCGTCGCTCAGTGTCACGTCGCACCCGGCGGTAATGGCAGCGTCGCAGGCGGCGTTAATTTCCGTCAGCTTCGCGGACTGCACCTCAGCCAGCGTCGGCATCACCGGCACCGCCGGGGCCGTGTTGCTGAGGACGATGGTGTTACCCTCGATACGCGGATGCTCCCAAGCCGCCACGGCGTCCTCCCGGATACCCGCGCCGTCGTCAGCGAAGAGCTTCACGGCTGCTCCCAGTGTCGCCGGGGCCTCCTCCAATTGATAGCGCATCTCAACAATGCCCAGGGCCGTCGAGGCCACGGCGTAGTGCTTGGTGCTGTCTGTGGTGATGTACATAGGCTTTTGCCTCCTCTGATCAAGTGATTTTCAAGAATCTTATATACGCCCAAGCCGCACTAGAGCCGCCTGTTCCTGTAATCGTAACTGTCGTAGCTGTAACCGAAAATGAAACATTTGAACTAAATGGCCAAGAATTTGATGATGAAACATAGGTACATATACCATTATGAATTTCCCACAAAGCATAAAGGTTATTTTCGTTGTCCATCATAATGATAATGAAATCCCCAGTATTCAACCCAGAAATATCCTTTGTCATGCCTGAGTTTGGTTGAATGGCAACATTTACGACAGCATAGTTTGTGACTTTCTTTTGACCTCCGCCCCGGCGCGTGATAAAGCACTTTCCCATTACCTTGTCACCTCCAGCTTCAGCGGAAACGCCGTGGTGGGAGCGGCCGTGCAGATAAAGATCAGTGCGCCATCCGCCGCGTCTATGCTCTGCACGTTGGCAAACGCGGACGCATACAGCTTATTTGCAGCGTTGTCGCTGCCGGGATATATGTCCACCTTCACGTCCTCGTCCGTAGCTAGAACTCCCGGAACGCTGACCGTCTGCGTGTAAAATCCGCCCGTGACAGCCGTCCAGCTCACCGGCACAGTGCAGTAGAGCAGCTGCACCTTTGCCGCCCCGATCTGTGCCGGGGTCAGCGGGTCGCTGCCGCCCGTCGCGTGGCTGGCCGCATGGACCGCCGCCGCCTTTCCCGCCAGCGCGGTATAGGCTTCCGCGATCTCCGCCCCCACGCTGGTCTCCGTCCAGTGCGCCGCCGTCCACGCCTCCGCCTCCGTGATGGCCGTGGTGCATTTGTACAGCTTTCCGTCTTTGGTGCGGTAGGTCCCCACGGCATAGGTGGCAGCCGCGTCGTACTCCTCCGCCGATTTCGCCGCCGACACCACTGTGTCCAGCTTCTGAAAATTGGCATTCAGTACGTCGACGTCGCCCCAATCGTTGTCATCCGGCAGATTTAAGCCCAGATTTGCAGTCGTATTCATGCGTTCAGGTCACCCTCCTTTATCTCCCGCCAGGTGTGGGTCTTCAGTTCTGCCCAGGTATGCTTTTTCACTGCGTCCCAGGTGTTGTAGATGATGATGTAATCCCAGCCCAGGTGCGCGGGCATGATCTCCCGCAGCGAGGCGGTGAGATCGTCCATGTTGGGCGGGATGCCGATGGTCCCCACAAACTTGATGGCCACCCGGAACTGTTCCGGCTTTTCCGTGACCTCCACGTCTCCGTTACTGAAGCTCTCCGCCACGTTCTGGATCATGGCCACGGTGGTGACGCCCGCGCCCCGCAGCTTGGATTTCACCCGGCTGCGCCGGAAAGCGGTGTCCTTGGAGACCTCCACCGGGATACCCAGCGCCTCCTCCCAGCTTTTGAGCCCCCATGTGGCCGTGTCTACGTTGAGCTGGTCGCAAAGGCTGTCCTGCGCCTGCAACAAGGCCAGCCGTTCCGGTTCCAGCGCCTGCTGGATGTCCGCGAACTCCGCGCCCTTCTGTAAAAATTCCGGGTACCGCTGAATCAGCATACTCATGAGACCGTCACCTCGCCCAGCACCGGCACCTCGTCGGCCGCTATGGAGACGCTGGCGGTACCGCCGCCCACCGTCAGGGCGGAGTAGTCCACCACACCGGGGATGGAGAGCAGCAGGAACGCCACCCGGTTATAGAGCACGGTGTAGGTCTTCTCCGCGATGGTGTCCAGCTCCGCGTCTAGGTTCTGCGTGAAGTTCCCGGCCACCAGGGACTTGAAATAGGCCCCCACGGCCTCCGCCAGCGCCGTCTGCACCGCTGCCTTTGTGGTGGTACCGTCGATGGTCACGGCGGCGCTGACCGCAAGACTCTTGGCCGTGGCAGACAGGACCGTCACCGCAGGCCCCACGGGCCGCTCTGCGCCGATGTGGGCGGCAGCGGCACTGATTACCTCCGCGTCCACCGCGCCGCCCTCCGGCGACGCCAGCAGCACCTTCACCGTCCCGTCGCCGTTCCATTTGGCGATCACCCGGGAATAACCCACACCGTCCACCTCCCCGGCCCACGTCTGGTAGTGATAGGGATTGCCGGAGGTGGGAGAGCGCCGCATCCGGGAGTAGTAGCGCTCCACCAGCGCGGCGTCGGTCTCCGCGTCCGTGCCGCCCGTGGCCGCCCCGTTGGTGTATGCGGTGATGCCGCTGTAATTGCGCAGGGTGGACACGATCTCCCCGGCCCCGATGTTGTAGGCCGCGCCCCCCTCCGCCGCCGTCAGCGTTCCCGCTGCCGTGCCACTTGAAATGGTCGCCGCCCCGTCCAGATAAAAGGCCAGCCCCGCCGCCGTGTAGAACGGGGCGCCCGCCGGTACCGTGGCCCCGTCCGTGCCGGTAAAGGTCACGGTGCAGGCGGCAAGCGTCCCCGCCTTGCGGGTGATGCCCACAACGGAGGACTGCTTATCAATGTATGCGCCGCTGGTCTCATCCACGTAAAACATGGACTGCAGCGCGTCCATGGCGTGATAGCACTGGCAGATCTCCGTGGCCATGGCGGCGATGATGTCGCCGGTAAAGCTACCCTCACAGGTCAGCAGGGATGTTTGCAGCCGTGCGATAATCCGGGCTTTCACCTGCTCCTCTGTCAAATTCTCATACATCCAGCAATACCTCCCCGTAAATCGTTTGTACGGTACACTGCACCGTCAGCCGGTCGCCCTCAAAGTCCACGGACGTCTCCCCCACGCCGGTGACGTAGGGGCTGACCATCAGTGCCTCCCGAATGCAGCGGATGGCCTCGCTGCGCTTCACGTCCGCCGTGAATGCCTTGCCGATCAGATCCTCCGCCTCGCACCCGTAGTCCCAGGAGTACACATCGTCGCGGTACCGGGGTGTTTTCAGTGCCTTCCAGCACCAGACCTTGACCGCCTCGGCCCCGGTCACCTCCACCGGCTGCCCGGCGGAAAACACCGGCACGCCTGCGGTAAAGTCCCATTTGATTTCCCGCGCCAGAGGCAGCGCACTGGCGGTCTCCTCCGCCTCCGGCTGGACAATGGGAAAAATAGAGCTCATCCGCACCTCACCACCTTGTCAAGGATGTAAAACGTCTGATCGTCCGCCGTCAGAAGCAGCACCTCGTCGCCCGCCTTCAGCACCGGCCCGTCCTGGGTGGCCACGGCGTTCAGCGCCACCGTGCCGCCGGAGATCGTCATGGAGGAGTGGCTGCCATTGGGGCAGCTGGCGGAGATATCCAGCGCCCCGGACACAGAGGAGCCGGACACCGTCAGCTTTTCGGCGTGTCCGCTCACCAGCCGGTGGCTGATGTAAAAACGCTCCGCCTCCTGCATCGTCCCCGCCACGTCGATCTTCAGCGGCGCAACGGATAGCACCGTCCCGTGCAGTAACCGGGCATTCCCCGCCGGAATCGCTTTTTTTCCTGCCTCCCGCATTGTATTGAGAAGCCCGCTAAACGGATCTTCTTTCAAACTCCATCCACCTCTATTCGTTTGTGTCCAATTCGGACACTTATGCAAATGGCCTTGCTTCTATGGAAAAGAATGGTATACTGATGTCAACGCTATTTTTTATAAGGAGGGTTTTTCTTGTATACTTTTGGCATAGGCGGACTGGATGGTCTCATGTTCAATATCATGCCAATTTTCATTGGTATCATGTTTATTGTGGTAATTGGAATCTTCATCACGCGGGCGGTCAAAGGAGCCCAACAGTGGAACAAAAATAACGATTCCCCGGTCCTTACCGTGGACGCGACCGTTGTCTCCAAGCGTTCAGACGTATCGCATTACGATCACAACACCGGCACGGATAATATGTCTTATACGTCCTCTTCGACTACATACTATGTCACCTTCCAGGTTGCCAGCGGAGACCGTATGGAATTCATGGTTCGGGACACGGAGTACGGGATGCTGGTGGAGCAGGATACCGGAAAGCTGACCTTTCAGGGTACACGCTATCTTGGATTTGAGCGTGGTACAGAATAACAAACAGCAGACAGGTGACCGGTTCTTCCGGTCATCTTTTTTATTTCTTAGGCACCGATCCGGCCTCCTGTTTGTCCATCAGATTCAGGAAGTCCAGCGACACCTTCGTGTGGTACACGCCGCCGGAAAAACTGTGACTGTCCGACGTGATCCAAAACTGGCCATACGTGCCGGTGACCGGCTCCTCCACCACCACGGCGTTGCCCGTGATCAGCTTGGGACTTCCGATGCACTCGGCGGTGATGGTGGTCTCGATGCCGTTCTCCTCCAAAATCTCCTTGGCGGTGGTCTCCGGCTTCTCGCTGTCCGTGGCTTTGATGGCCTTTTGCATCAGACCGTACAGCGCCACGTAGCCCTTGGGACTGTCAAAGTGGGCCGTCAGCCTGTTGTTGTCGTCGTAGACGCCCACCCGGGTCACCAGATTCTCGATGCTGTCCCCGCTGGTGCAGGAGAGCAGGTTGCTCCCCGGTACCAGCCGCAGGCTGTCCGCCCCGATGGTCTTCTCCACCACCTGCAGCTGATTCGCTGCAAAGCGGACCTGATACTTTTTGCCGTTCTGCTCGGACGCCAGCGTGTACATCGTCTGGATGATCTGGTAAAGGCTCACGCCCAAAAAGTTCCGGCTCAGGCTCACATCAGTGGCCGCCAGCGCCCCCACGGGGATACCAAACTCGCTGCAAAGCTCGCGCGTCACCGCCTCCGGCGTCTTCTTACGCACCGCCAAATACGTGCTGTTGCGCTTTAAGTACAGTCCGTTGTCCAGAGCCGTGCAATCCACGGTCTGCCCCAGGCTGTCCCGCTGCCGGGACACCACGTGGCCGGAGAAAAGGATATCTGCCTCGTGATAAAGCCGCGCAACCCCGCCCAGCTCGCACAGTGCCTCGGGCGTCGCGCTGAAGGAGAGTTGCCGGGCGCAGTCGCGGTAGCTGCCGCTCCATGTTTTGCTCTGCACCAGCGGCGTGATGTGTTCCGTGTCCTTACTGTCCAGGCTCCATGTTCGGATTTTCAAAAGGTCGTCAAAAGCCACGCCGCCGCCCCCCTAAAGCTTGGATTTGTCCGGGCATTTTACCTTCTGCCCTGGATAGATCAGGTTGGCATTCTTGATGCCGTTGTACGTGGCCAGCTTCCAGCAGAGCGCCCCGTTTCCGTACTGCTTTCGGGCGATGCCCCACAGGGTGTCGCCCTTCACCACGGTATAGGTCTTCTCCGCCTGCGTCGCCCGGGCGGAGGACCGGGTGTTGTTCCCGGTCTCCGTCTTGACGCCCGCCGTCTCCGCCGCCAGCTCCCGGTATCGGCGCATGGTCAGCGTCACGTACACGTCCCCGGTGCCGTCCCGCTCCCCGTAGCGCACCGGCCCCAGCAGCACGGGCACGTTTACCGGCGTGTCGGTGATGATCAGCCGCAGCACCTCGCCCGCCTCCGACCAGCCCACCAGCGTCTTCACCAGGGCGTAAGGATCGCCGCTGTAATCGCCCAGGGTGTAGTTCCGGGATTCGGACGGGAGAAGAAATTCCAGCTGCTCATCAAATAGAGCGGAGAGGCCCGGAAACGCCGCCTCGCCGGTCTGGGCCATGTCCAGCACCGTGATGTTCCGCCCGAACTCCACGGCGAACTCAGCGGGCGTCACGGGCATGGCCAGCTGCTTATCGGTCTTCACGCTGCGAAAAAAGAATTGCATATGCCCTCCTTAACCCGACCGTATTTCGGCCAAGTCCACCTGCCGCAGTATCTCGGCAGCGATGGCGGGAACGTCGCTCTCCTGCCGGACGTTGAACTCATTTCCCGAAATCAATATCTGCCTCGCGTCTCCGCTTCCCGCGCGGCTCTCCGCCGCCGTCTTCACGGTCTCGTCCTGGTGCAGCAGATATAGGCCCGTTTCCGGCACTCTCCGCAGCCCGAAGGCGTTGGAGCCGTTTACCCCATGTTTCCATACCTCGTGCTTCCCCGGTCCGGAATTTTCGTTCATAGCGTCTGCGTCTGGATTTGTAAAACTGTATACTATTCCGTCGCCTTTTCCGCCTTTTGTAAAAGCGTTACTGACCTCCAGTGCGTTAGTGGCTGCCGAAAGCCCTGTGGTCAGCTCCCGCGTGGCGTTGATCTGATCCAGTTCCGCATCGTGCAGCTTTTCTGACCAATCGCTGGATTCAAAGGCCGCTGTGGCTAACGACTCAGCCTCCTCCTTCAGATCGGTCATCTTCTGCCCAGCCTCCATGCTGCCGCCGTTCCAGGCATCCTCCGCTTCCTGATACTGTGATCTCAGGCTCTCCAGCTTTTCCGCGTCCTCCGGTGTGAAGGCGGAGGTCTTCTGCCCCAGCAAAACGGCGCTCAGCGCCTCCCGCTGGTACTGATCCTTCATGTTTTCGCCATAGGCCTGTACTTTTCCGCCCACGGTGCTCAGCTCCGCCAGTTTGTCTCCCAGCGCCCCGCCGTAGGCGCTCAGATCTGCGTCCACGGAGCTTTTCCGCTCCTCGGTATAGCCCATGCCCCCGGCGGCCTTGATCTCGTCCATCACATCGCCCAGATTATCCACCATTGCATCATAGGTTCCCGCCAGCTTGTCGCTCAACCCGCCGTAATTCTGGTTAATATAGTTCAGAATCGCCTGCGCGGCCCCTTCCCCGGAAATCTTTCCGCCAGTGATCATATCCGCGATTTTGCTTCTGTCCGCACCGGTGGCGTCGCTCAGCGCCTGATAGACATCAACACCCCGTTCCGAAAAATAGTTCAGATATTCTTGCGTGGCCTTGCCGGTGGTTCGCATTCGGGAAAGTCCGGAGATAAATGTATCCACATCGCTGCTGGTCAGATCCAGCCCCGCGCTGGCATCGCTCAGCGTCTTCAGTACGCCGAACACTCCGTCCGAGTCGTAACTGTTCAACAGTTTTTTGGAATATCCGGTGATCTCGTCAAAGGTGTAGTTGGTGTCCTTGGCCAGCTCCCGTGTCTTGTCCAGATACGCCGTGGCCGCTTCATCGGAACCAAAGCGCTGGGCAAACGCCATCTGCGTCTGCTCCCGACTTCCGGCAATCGTAGTCCCGGAGCCGAGTGTTTCCGCCGTCCCGGATTCTTCTGTCTCATACAGGTTTTTGTAGTAATCCTTAAAGGCGTCGTCCTGCTGCTGATAGATCTGGTTGCTCGCGTTAAGCGCACCAGACACCGTTCCGATAACGCCTCCGGCAACCATACCGGGAACTCCGGCAATTGCTCCGGCCGCCGCGCCGGACACAGCACCAGACAGCGTTTCGCTCAAGGCAGTAGCCACAGGCTGGCCCACCGCACTTTCGATCAGCGTACCGGCCATACCTGAAATACTGTTGCCCAGATCTCGGAAAATTCCGGACCGCGCCAATCCGGCTCCCAAATCGCTGCTAAAAAGCTTTGAAAGTAATCCGCCGTTTCCGGCATTCGCTTCCATCCGCCCGGTTTCGTCGAAGATCTTGCGCATTTCGTCGGTATTGCTCTTCATGGATTTCACCATGATTCCGGAAGTGTCTTTTGTCTCTTTAATAGCGGATGTCAGACGCTCGTATTCCTCCACCGCCTTGGAAAATTTAAGGCCGTCCGTTGCATCTCCGGTTTTCTTAAAAGCTCTCTCGGCCTCTTTCATGGTATTCCGGGCCGTGATCATTTCCTTATTGAGCGAGCCTAATTTTTTCTGCAATTGCGCATTCCCGGATTCCAGCGCCCTGCCTCTCCGTTCCAGCTCTTCAAACTCTTTGCTCAGCCCTTTTCCGCTGGAAGCTATCGTTCGCATAGTTTGGCTGATATTCTCGTGCGCCTTAAATACAATGGATGTCTCCGCCATACTGATTTTTTCCCCCCTTGACGGCTGAATGGTTTTGTGCTACGTTGGTGTCATAAATGATAAGCAGAAAGGAGTTGTACCATGGGATACGTCATTTTGATTTTTGTAATCGCGTTGGCCTGCATCTTTGCCGGCGGCTATGGTATCTGCTCTTTATTTTCGGTTCCTTTCATGAGGGGCGGCTGCAGATACGCCGATATGAGCCAAACGGAAAAAGATCACTTTCGCAACAGCATCCTGCTCATTGCCGCTGCCATTGTCCCTGCGCTGCTGTACATGCTCTCTCTGCTCACTTGATGAAATATGCCGCCCTCCCCGCCGGGAGGGCGATTTTTTTATCCTCTGTTTCGCTGTTCGCACTCAAAGGCGGCGAACTCCCGGATGATCTCCTGCCACCCGTCCCGCGACTCCCACAGGGCCTGCAACTCCGATTTAGGCCAATGGTGGTCGCGGAACAGGTAGAATAATAATGACAGCTCCGGGTCGCTCCCCGCCTCTAGCCGTTTTTTACGTCGGAAATCGTTCTGCGCAGGTATCCGGAAAGCTGCTGAATTTCCATGTACAGCTCATCGATCTCTCCGGAAATCAGCCGTGCCTTGATGGCGTCGATGGGGGTTGCAATGCCTCGGTCCTTGTCCAACAGTGCCCCATCGCCCCATTTGGGGCTGACGCAGCCGTACAGCACACCAAAGGCCGCCTGGTCTCCTCTGGGCTTTTCCTGCACCATCCGTACCTGATCGTAACTCAATCCCCGCAGCGTGAAGACCACCGGCTCTCCGGCAAACTCACTGAGCCTCGGCACCTCGACCTGCTTTTCCGGCAGCACCTTCCGCACGTCCGGCAGCTCCGGCTTCAGCAGCAACTCCAGCACGCTGACGTCTTTCATTTTTTCATCCATCATTGCACCTCGATCTTATCCAGATATTCCACCCGCGTGGCGGTATAGGGAATTGTGATGCTGCCCTCCTTGGCAGCGGCCCAGTCCATCACCGTCACCTCGTCGTAGCTCACACCGTACACGGCGATCCGCTCCGCGCCGTATGCGTCGGGGTCCTTCAGCGCGCCCACCAGAGTCTTGCGCAGGTCGTGGCCCGCCTGTACCTGCTCCACGTCGTCGCTGCCCCGGGTGTAAATCTTGTGGATCGTGATGGAGCCGGTGATCTTGATTCCGGTGACCTTGCTGTCCTCCGCCATCTGGCCGCAGAAATTGAGGGAACTCTTGTTTTTGGCAACCTTCACCTGGAAGGCACTGACCTCCGCCAGCGTGTTCCCGTCTTCCCATACGGCACCGTGCGTGCCGTTGATAACTCTGTAACCGTCCATAATTGTCCTCCTTTACAGCGTGATTTCCACGCTGACGTCCTCAATGGCGTCCACTGGGTGGATGGACACCGTCAGGAATACGTGGGTCCCGGTACCCGCCTCTTTGATCTCCTGCTCGCTCATGTCCACGGTCGAGGTTCCCTGTTCCTCCATCCACGCCTGCTGCGCGTCCACGTCGATGCCGCAGGTAAAGTTCTCCAGGATCAGGCCATCCCGGGCGA